CAAAATTGCTCACTTACACCAACTAAATTTAAAGTATCAATTATTGGACTTGATTGTAATTTAGAAATCCAAACTTGCTGATTTGGTTGTATTGTAGTATCTAATGGTTCGTATAATTTTAATATCAAACTATTATTACTACCAGTCCAAGTTGTAATTACTTTATTATTACCATCTCCCAAATGAACTAAATGAGTAAGATATTTAGAAGTATCATCTAAAGTATTAGCTTCTATATCATCAAACTGAGATTCAAATGCTTCTAATATTCTATTAATAGCAACTGTTCTAGGAATTGTAAGTTTACCTTTTAAAAATTTAATTGTAATTATTTCTTCTTTACCTGTTATTTCAGAGTATCCACTTATATTATGAGGAACTAATCTTAATTGAAAAGATATCGTTGTATCATCTTCTGTGTAATCTCCATTTGATAAATTTAATACACTTCCCACATTCATTACGTGAGAACCATTTGAATCTAATTTAAAAAATGAAGTACCTTTACCAATATATACATTTACAAAATCAGTATTAACAGCTGTATAGTTTAAATCAAATGATACATCTGTCCCAACATAATCAGGTCCCATTATTTGAGATGGGTACTTGATGTTTGTTATATCAGGAACTCCAACATAAACATCATCAACAACATTATAAGTTAAATTAACTGGCTGTCCATCTTCTTGTGCATTTGTTGGTATTAAAATTATTTTATAACTACCAATTGTTGTAAATGCTGATTCAGGTATTACTATACCTGCGTTTGTTGGGTCAGTTAAATTAGTAAAAGTATATGGTATATTATTAACATACGCAGTTACCTTAGTTACATTACCAGTTGTTGTGAATCCTATTGCTATACCAGATTTGGTATTAATATTATAAGTTCTATCAATACTTTGATTATTCAAAGTAAGTGTTGGTGCTGTAATTATATTTGATGTTACCTTTTCAGTTGTTATTGATAGATTATAATTACCATCCAAATTTATTAATGTAGATAAGCTATCAGTACCATTTGCTGTTAATGTATCAAATGTTCCAGATGTTGATGTTCCGGATATTGATGTTATTCTGTAATTTAATAAATCTACAGATGATAATCTAAATAAATCCCCAACATTTCCTGTTATTGTGTTTACACCTGATTTTAAAATCGTTACATTATTTGTATTTTGAATAACTTCTGCATATGAATCATTATCAGAAGAAATAGTCAATGTATATGTTGATACTTCTGGCGTTGGTTCTGCTACTATCGGAATACCTACTGAATTAGTTGCTGTTAAATTTTTAAATTCTAATGTTATTATTTGAGAAGAATTATCTATTGCAAATGGTTGTACAATATCATTTATAAAATATTGAACATGAAATACATAAGGTGTAGTATCACTATATAAATCTTGTATAGGTACTGTCCCAGCTTGTCCATATGGATTATAACTTCCATTAAAATATTGAGAATTTTTAACAGCGTTTATTACATATTTTTCATTTGTTGTATATCCAGCTTTTTCAACAGTTATAGTTTTATTACTATTCAATAAAACATCACTCAATAATTTTTGAATTTGTGTTGGAGTTTCGATAAATTGGTTTTCACCATTTATTAAAACACTAGCACCATCCACATTTGTTTTTACATTAATAATTAAACTTAAATCACCATTAAGCCCACCAACTTGGTTTGGAACAATTGCAGGCAATGGATTACCACCACCATCATTTAAAGCTATGTATTGGTTACCATCTGCCGTATATGTTACATTACCATTTAAAAATTCGTAGGGCATATTTTATTTTTTATTATTCAAATTGGTTTGCATCCATTGTTTTATCAATAACACTTACACCATCATTATATCCACCACCGATTCTACTACCACCACCGCCTCCACCTTGAATTGGTTTAGTTGGTAAATCAGGAGTTACATTTACAGGTATATCTGGTTGTACAAATATAGGTTGTAAAATAGGTTCAACAGTTGGTGCAATTGGTTGTTCTATTCCTATTTGTTGTTGTAATGCTAATTTAGTATTCGTTTCATTAACCTTTTGTCTTTCTGCTATTTGTAAAACAGGACTTTTTGTATCTATTATAGTTGATGATGTTTTTTCTTGCAATACTTGTCCAACAATATCATTAAATTGATTTGTTTCAACATTATAAGATGCATCTACAGTAACATTTGGTGTTAATAAGTAATAATCTATTGCTTGTATTAAAAGTCTTATTATTGCACTTTTTATAGTATCTTTAGATAATTCTAAATCAGGTTTTGTTGGATATGGATTACCATAGTTTAAATCTTTTACATTTGAATTTCTATTTGTAAATTCATATAATGCAGATTGCATAAACTTATTATATATTGTAGATACAAAAGCATCAAATCCTTGAATTTTAAACTCAGCATTCATTTTATCTAACCAACCCTGCCCATATTTATTTATTATAAAAGAACTTATAGATGTTGGATTTATTTTTTCAATAAACTGAATTGCATATTCTATTGTATCTTCTCTAAAATGTCTATCGTTTACAAATATACCATATCTTTTAAATAAATCAGTTGATTGATTTTCAGGTCTATTTAATGGTAATAATCTAACCTCAGTTCTAGATGGAGATATTTCTGAAATCCATAATTTATCAAACTGAGAATCGCTACCTACTCTTTTGTTTACTAATGTTATTTGAGTTTTAAATATACCATTTGTATATCCAGCTTCACCTAATAATCTTTCCACATCTATAAAATACTCAGATGGGAAACTATATGCTTGAAATATTGTACCTTCTGCTATTAAAAAATAATCATTAATATTTTGTGTATTCAAAGGAACATATCTAACCAATCCATAATTAGCTTGAGGTAATTGATTATCATTTGCATCATAAACTATAAACTCTATGGCATCATTATCACTCAATCCAAAAAAAGATTGTAGGTCAGAAGTTTCAAAGATTTGTCTATCTTTTGAATTTATTCTGTACCCCTTTGAGTTAATTATATCTTTAAATGTTTGTATTGCCATATTGATAATTAGTTGTGATTATATAAATGGAATGTAAAATCTTTACTTTCTGTTTTAGAACCATCTACTGCTGATACACTTATAGTCATTGTAAAATCGTATTCAGTTGGAGATGAGTTTGAAAATACTCCACCACCATTTTGACCAGGTATAGTATTTAAGTATGCGCTTGGTTTAGAAATTGGGAATCTTTTTGTTTCATTAGCTTTTAAAGTAACAGGAATATTAAATCCAAAATCCCATATACTTTTATTTACACCACCACTAAAATTTAAATCAACAGTTATATCTTTAGGGCCAGCTACTATATCAAAGTAAGTATTAAATGTATTACCATAAGGATTACCACTTGCTGCAAATTTACCAGTACTAGCATTTGAACCATGTCCACCACCATAGTCTTGATAAATCATTGCTTTGTTAGTTCCCTTAGTTGGGTCACCTTTTTCAAATACAATGGTTGATAATTGACCAGATGAAACTCCACCAGCTGCAATAGCTTGTTGTTTTGCTGAAAGTTCTGCTAATAGAGTATCTACTTGCTGTTGTAATGATTGATTTCTTGCAAATAAAGAAACTCTTTGAATTGCTTCAGATGTTGCTTTTTGAATTGCGTTTTGTAAATCAGTAATTGAACTTTGAACTTTTGAATTGGCTTGTGTAGTTTGATTTTGAGAAACTGCTGCTAATAACTTTTGGTTATCATTATCTATTCTTAAACTTTCAGATACAATTTCTAAACTACTTATTTTAGAATTTAAATCAGCTATTTGTTTATTTAAAGCAGTAACTTGTGTAGTTAAATCAATTACCGATTGGGTTACTGGATTATATATTGAACGTAAAACAGTATCAGGTCCTTGTGGTGCTTCTACTGGAATTAATTCAACAATATTTGTATCAATTGATTTTATTAACTCACTAACATTATATGCAGGTTTTGTTAATTGAGAGGATATGACACCACTATTAGGGTCTGCCTCATCTATTAAAGTGAATCCAGTACTTCCAGTATTTTGATTAATTATTAAAGAACCACTAACCAAAATCTTTCCAACTAATTGCTCGTTTTTTAAACCTGTTTTTATCATTTTATTTTACAACACTAAATGTTATATCGTTATCAAAATAAACATCTCCATCATTGAATGTTATTTTAAATTCTATTCTATATGTTCTATCAGTTTCCCAGTTTGTAAAATCTAATTGAACATAATTTCCGTTTTCATCACAACTAATTTTAGAATAATCAGAAAAAGGAATTATTATATCACCACTAACTTCATCTTTAATTTGATAATATGAAGTTGAAGGTAAATAATAAACAGTTGAATATTGATTCAAATAATTATTAAATGTTTTAAGTGGATATAGTTCTCTACCAAATATTCTTAACTTTGGTTGAGTACCAATTTTATATTCATTCTTAGCATTTGTTATACCAATCTTAAATTGTTCAGTTACTAATGGCTGTAATGAACCAGTATTAAATATTTGGTCATCCCACGCAATTCTAATTTTTGGTTGATATATTGTATGAGTTTCTTTACTAAAAAATTGCAATATACCATAATCTTCTGTATCATTTTCTAAACTATCTGAATACTTTAATATCACACCATCATTAATGATAGAGCCACTAATCCAAGATAATAACATTGATTTTACATCCATAGATACATCGGCAGTATTATACGAATAATTTTGTGATGCCGTATGAGATGTGTACCAAACTCCGCCAAATCCAGAATAAGAACCAGTTGAACCGGCCGCAAAGTTTGGTGTAAATCCATCATTTGTAGTATCACCTAACCAAGCTAATTTAGAATCACCTTCTCTATAAGTCCAACTAACCCCAGCAGTTGTAATATTATCAAATCTAGTCCCAGCACCCATTTGCCAACTTCCAGAAATTGGAAAAGCATATAAAGTATAATCTAAAGGTATTTCGTTTGATTGGCAATCTTTTAATATTAAAGTTGCTTCACTAATATTTGAACCGGTATGTAAATTAGATATATCAAACTTAATTAAAGCTCTAGATACATCTTTAATACCACCATAATAAACTTTACTAACTTCCAATACTTGGTCTAAACCAGTATTTTGATATGGTTGTTGTAAATAAACTGATGCATCTTTTGATGCTGTTATAAAATTATACATTATCTAACTCTACCTTTTATATCTGAACTTGGAAACTTAATTTCAAAAACCGAAGGGTCTAAAGATGGATATACAATTTTATCTTTAGTTGCCGCTGCTATATTATATGAATTTGGAGAATATACTCCGCCACATTTATTTGTTATAATCAAAGATGGTACTGATGATACTCCTTCTACATTTGCTAACAATAATTCTATTTCACTTAGATTAATTGTTTGATTAAATGTCCAATTATCAATACTAAAATATGCAATTAATTCATTTATACAATTTGTAAGAATTTCAGCTTTATTATAACTATCATATGCTATTACTTCAAATTGAACTCCTATATTGATAATAAAGCCATCTATTATATTAACACCATCCGTTAATATTTTATACTCATTTAAATAAGTTTTTAAATTTTGTTTTACACCTAAATTAAGTGGAGTTAAATTATTATTAGAATCATACCCTAACAAATATAAATTAATTGCAAATGGATTATTTTTTTCGTTTTCATTTGATGTTTTTCCTATCAAATAATTTTTTAAATCATTTTGAACAGTTGAAGTAGTTGGAATATTACCAGCTGCCGTTTGATTTACCAATCCCATCACCAAATCAGTAAATTGTTGTAATGAATTTGGTGATGCTAATATTGAAGATGGAGAATTGTTATCCAATGTACCATCTGCAGTTGCAAATGATTTTGCAATTGCTCCATATTTTGTTGGCATTGATAAAGCTCTTATTTGATAATCTTTTGCCGTTACTGCTCTATTTTGAGAGCCAAAATTTGCTAATGCATTTTGTCTAATTTCTTCAATAGTTTCACCGCCTCTACCACCAACCGCAGGTACTTCATTTTCAATAGCTACTGAATTTTTAATCGAATTGTATGTTATAATTTCATCTGATGTAAATTTTGTAGTATCTTCATCAAATTGAATTGAATTTATATTTGTTAATTCCCCTGTTGCTACATTTGAATTTATACCTCCACCAATTAAGTAATTAACAGTTATAGTTGTATTTGCCGGAGAAGTTCCGTATGTGTTTGTTTTTAAAAAATTAGTTGGGTCAAATGATTCTTCTAATCTACTAATTGAATTTGGTAATCCCAAACCAACATTTTTAAGATTTGGTATTAATAGTTCATCATTTGCGGAAGGGTCTCCAGCTCCAAATTGTATAGTTGTTGTACTATCAGGATTTACTTTTGTTGCAAATCTTCTTGGTGTTTTTATTGTTTTTAAAATATATGGTACTGATGATTTAAATTGATATAAATCAGGGTCATTTGTTTCAGTATTAGCTTGGTCTACAAAAACCATTTCTTGTGCTAAATAAGGAACTTCATACCATTTATTATTATTTGAATCTCTTACATCTTGTATTTGTATAAGATTTGTATCAGCTATATCTATTGTTTGATATGGAGAATATGAACCAAATGATACACTTTTAGTTACAACTTTAGCAGATACAGCTTGTACATACTTTTTAACTAAATATAAACTTGGTTCTCCAGTTATAGAATCTCTTTGATAGACTGTTGTTTCTCTATCTGTACTATCCGAAAAATCTACAACATCAGATGTTATAAAATTTATAGAATTTGTTTTTGAAACTGATTGCAATCCTGCTTTAATTCTTAAATAATATCTATCATCAGGTTGATTATTAGCACCACTTCCAATTGCAGGTACTAATTGATATACCGATAATGTTGTAATTGCTGGAGAGGATACTTTTGGTTTATATCCTAAATACTGAGATAATGCAATAATACTTTTGGTATCTTCTGCATATGTCATTAATGATTCTTTTAAAGTATCATCAATATAATAAGAAAGAACATCACCAATATATGATGCCATTTCAATAAACATCATACCAGGAGATGTTTCATTAAAATCGGAGTATGTTTTTGGAAAATATGTTTTGGCAAATTCAACTAAATTACCTCTAAAGCTTGCAAAGTCTTTATTAAGATATTTTATATCTTTACCTTTATTTTTAAAGTTTTTATTTATAGTATTTATTGCCATTTTTTAATATTATTGAGTTACTGTGAATGTTACCACATTTAAATCCGGTGTTTGTCCAATTGAAAATTTTATAGATACATTTACTCTATTTATATCTCTATAATAATTTGTATCATCTTTATTTATATCAATAGAATACACACTTACAAAAGGTAACCATTTAGCCAATATTCCAGTAATATCTTCTTCTATTTTAGTTTCTAAATCACCATCATTTTGTTCAAATAATAATTCTTTAAGTCCACTACCTAATTCAGGTTGCATTAATCTTTCTCCTTTATTTGTTGATAATAAACTTATTATATTTGTTTTAACTTGGTCAACTGTTTGGAAAGTTTGATTAAATGCAGTATTAGTCATTTGTAACGGCAATGATAATCCTAATGCATAATCATTATATAATACATTATCCTTTACTAATTTATAACCCAATACTACTGCCATTATTACTTTTTAAATCTTTTTACAAGTTCAGAATAATCTCTATTCAATGCTTTATCTAATTCAGGTACTCCAGTTTGAACTCCTAATCCAGTTGGTTGATGTCCTTTTGCTAAATCTCCATATCCCATTTTATCTGCAACTGCGGTTCTACCTACAATCGAACCCATATCACCTTGTCCAAAACTCATAGTTCTAAATCCACCATCACCTTGTGGTATTCCACCTTTTGTTTCATTAAGAATTTGGTTAATCATTGGATTTTTACTATATGTTTTCAATGGTGCTTCTTTTTGTTGAACTAATTCCATAATTGGGTCATCTCCTAAAATAGCCTTTGCCATTGAAATACCAGCTGATTCCTTTTTAGGTGCTGGTTGTTTACCTTCACTTAATAATCTTTTTACTTCCTGTTGAACGGATTCTTTGATTAACGCAGGTAATTGCTCCTTCAATTCCTCTTTTATAAGGATTTGTATAGCTTTTAATAGTTTATCTGTGTCCATATTTGTTTTGTTATGTTTATAAATATTTAAATTGATTATTTTTAAGATTAATTAGGAATAGTATATCCAGACCACGTAACTACGCCAGGAGCTGGAGTTGCTAATGGTGGATATAATGAAACTGTATAAATAACTCCACTTACTGTTGTAAGGTGTTGAGTTGCATACATTATAAATTGGTCTATAAGTAAAGATGGGTCATTATTTGGTGGTATTGCTGACATAATTTTGTATTTTAACTATAATAACATATCAGTCCATGCTGATATTTTCCTTTATACATTGTTAATAATTGTTTTCGTTGTATCCCATTTTTTTTACAACTAATATGTAACCATATTGAGTTACCATGCTCAAATATCATTTGGTCAAATGGTAAATTTACTTTACACCAATTTGCAATTTCCACATATCCTCTTGGTGGAACTCCAATAAATTGAACATCCACAGCTTCCCCTTTTTGATGCTGCGATACACCACCCGGAATACTAGGAGTTCCTCTAAATGCAGAGTTTACTCTCATATTTGGATATTTTGCTTTTAGTGGTTCTATTATATTAAATGCTAAATTTTGTAAATTACATATTATATCTTGCTCAGTTAATCCAACTTGTGCTTTAATTTTATGTGCAAATATACAACCTATTGATAAATCTCTTAATTTATAATTTTGAGTTAATTGAGCATCATAATCTATACCACTAACACCACATTTTATATCAATAGGTTCTACATTATTATCACTTACGGTATTTGATGTGTCTGATTCTGTTTCTCTAATAGCTTCTTCTTCAGGTAATGGTTCTGTTGGTGGTTCATCGGGTGGTAAATTTTCTTTTACATTTTGTAATTGTTCACCTTCATCTTCACCCCCATCTGATAATACCTCAACACCAGTTTCTGCAACCACTTGCTTAGCTCCGTCAACAGTGTTATTATCATCTGGTATTGAATTTAATAATTCTTGAGTAGATGGTTGTGCCGGCGTTGATGTTGGTGGTTGCCATTGACCAGGATTTGTACAATTTGCAGATGTTGTTGCTATATTCTGAATAGAACCTACCGCTGGAATGATTGCTATTGGGAAATTATTTAAAGTTGCTCCTTGCCAATATGCTTGAACAGCTTTACCCATTTCGCCAACCAAATCATATTCTCCTGTTGAGTTTACTCCTTTTTCTAAAGCTACTAAAATTAATTGTTCTAATAAATCTATATTACCCTTTTGAACTGCTATATGATTTATAGTATCCCCACCTCTTTTAACAGCCATATCATACTCAGTAGCCCATTTTTTGGCAACAGTAGCTATATCCGGAATACCTTCTGGATTATTTGCAAATAGTAACATATTTTGTTTGAATAATTGCCAAGACATATTATGATGTTTGATTCAACTTACTAAGAATGCTATTTAAACTAGATTTTATTTGTCCAAAATCTGCTGCGTTTACAGGTCCTATTGCTGTTGGACCTGATGGTGTTAAAAACTGCATCTGCCCTATTGCATCTATTAAAGCACTTAATGTATCTACCAATGCTTGTCCTTTTACCATTGGTTCTAAAGAATCACTTCCTAAAAATATAGAGCCTTTACCAGTAACAATGTTTACATCATTATCATTTGTAACAATATTTACATTATCACCAACACTAGCATCAATACCCAATTTATTATCTATTGAAAGCGCACCATCTGAAATAAATCCATAATTCTTTTTTGAATAAAATATCATTTCAGATTCTTTTGCAGAAAGTATGATTCTACCGGAATTTAAAAGTATTTGGTCACCTATTAATTTAGTTGGATAATCTCCAAAAGAGTCAGGTTTAGTTTCAAAATTAGATTTATTTTTATCATCTATTGTACCTGGTAAAAATCCAAGTTGATATTGACCTGAAGTTATTGATATTATACTACCATCCGAATTTACATCTTCTTCTACTGAATTTGATATATCTAATCCAGAATATTTTGTAGCGCTTTCCCCATTCCTTATTATAATAGTTGGTGAAAATTCATTTTTATTATTATTAAATCCAGAAAATCTTATAGATTGTCCAAATCTAGTTTCTAAAACAGAATCTCCTTCATACAATTTTAATCTATGTATG